GTCGATAAGTTTTCTTCTATCGTGGAGCACATGATTAGACATCATGGGCAGAAGCGAACAATCGAAAAGCTTAAAGCCGTTCGTCTGGTCGCTCAACAGTATGCCCTAGGACAGACTGTTGAGCCTATCCCTTTCTGCAAAGCAGATAAGGATGGCTTCCCTAAGAAGTTTAACTTCTCAAAGCCACAGATAGAGGATGTATACAGCATCCGGTACACAATGTCCGTACTCAGGATTATCGAATCATTTCGAATGGTCCCAGAGTACAACATAAGTACTATAGTCGAGGAATCGACAGCTAACCTTGAGTTAGTTGAAGAGATCTCGGACTATATTCGGACGTGGCCTATGCTCAGGCTAATACCTGAGTTAGGCCAATCACAATTCGTAATGAGCAACAAGGCTGAACCAAACGGTCCTGCGTCTATTGCAGCAATTAAGGACCTAACCGCTTTGCGGAAGGAACCAGAACTGCTGTCCGCTATCCGCGGAATGTTGAGTATTACCTCTCCATATATGGATATAGACTCGTACAAATCACACGAGGGGGACTATAAAACGTCCAAACTCGTTCTGTTAAGTGACAAAGCGTGTAAAACACGAGTTATTGCGATAGCGGATTGGTGGTCAAACTTCTCGTTAAACGCCATACATAAGAGTATGATGTCTTTCTTGAAGAGACTACCAAGTGATGTGACCTATAGACAAAATGAGATACCTAAACTTGTTAAAGGTTTAGGAACCTCCTTATACAGTTCAGATATGACAGCCTTCACAGATAGGTTCCCAAGGAAACTTGAGACCGCACTGTTAGAGGCTGCATATGGTAGCCATGTAAGTAGGTTATGGGAACAAATTATCTCAGGAAGAGTCTTTTCCCACCCAAAAGGTGGAGTGACATATTCCTGTGGTAACCCCATGTGCGTATTAAGCTCATGGCCGGTGTCGACCGCAACTCACCATGCTGTTAAGCAGTGGTGTGCCTACAAAGTAGGGATCAAGCATAAGTACTTGATACTTGGAGACGATACACTTGACTCCTCAAAAGAGGTGTACAAGTTGTACACGGATACGATCCGTGCACTCGGAGTTTCCATCTCACTCTCTAAGTGCACGCAAAGCGAACAAGGATCAACCGAGTTCGCAAAGCGTCTCTTCCGAAACCACGTAGAAG